GTACCGGATGGCGTACTGATTGTCATTGGAGGGGTCCTGATACAGGATTCCCTCCCCGCCGATGAACGTCATCTGCGAGCGAAGCCACCAGTTCGCCAACGACTGCTCGCCGGGAATCTGCTGGTTGTCGAACTGCTCTTTGCGCTGCTCCGCCCCGGCCCGGGTCATCTTCCGGTCGTCGCTGATCGCCGACAGGAACGGCAGCCCGCCCAGAGCCCACTGGTACTGAACCCCCGTCAGGGCGAACGTGGACGCAGCCGCAACCGTCCGGCCCGAAAGGGGGAAGGGGAGTCGAGCAACAATGCCGGCCACTTACGCCTCCCGGTACCAGCCCTGCACGGTCAAAAGCCCGTCCGCCAACAGGTCCGAGCCGATCAAGTTCTGACCGTCGTAGGAGCGGATACGGTCCACGGTGCCGCCGGTGCCGCCGGTGAAGAACACGGCATGGCTGTGACCGTTGAGGCCCATGCCCTCCACGCTGGCCGTCAGTACCTGACGCGTGGTGCGGTCCACGGTGGACGGCATGTCGATGGTGACGTTGCTTGAACCCGTGCCGGCGGTACCGACGACTAGGTACGCCACCACGAAGACGATCTTGCCCAGCTTGTAGTAGTAGCCCGTGCGCGTGGACCAGGTGGCCGATCCCGCGCCGGACACCGCGGGCACGTACGTGGTCCACGTGGTGGAGCCCACCGTCAGGCCGCCACCGACAGTCAGCGAATCATCCGTGGCAAGCGTGTTGGCAGCCGAGCGGTACAGGTTGGTATCTCCCACGCCGGAGCCGGAACCCCACACGTGCGTGCCGTCCGCTTGGACGATCAGCCGGGACTGGCCGTCAGCATCAAGCCGAACCCGGATGGCCGGGTCAGTCGCATTCGTCCGGTTAAACAGGGCGGACAGCGTGTTGAACATGGGCCCGCCCGTGAAGACGGGAGTCCCACTGAAGGTGGGGGAACCGGTGACCGTCCCCGCCAGGGCCGCCCCGTTGGAAATGCTCGGGGTGCCCGAGAGCACCACAGCGCCCGACAGGGTTGGGGTGCCCGTGAAGGTGCCCGACAGCGCTCCGCCCCCGGACATGGTCACGGCGCCCGAATAGGTGTGAGCGCCGGCGAACGTGCCGGACAGAGTGGCCCCGTTGATCGTGGGGCTGGTCAGCGTCTTGTTCGTCAGCGTCTGGGCTTGCGTGGCGCCCACCAGGGCGCCCGTGACGCCGTGCACGTCGGCCGTGGCGGCCTCGTGCGTACGGAAGTCGATCGCGTCCTGAGCGTTGTAGACGTGGCGCACCACGGCGCCGATCGAATGGGACTGGCCCGACGTGCCCGAGAAGGCGCGGGTGACAGTCAGGGTGGTGCCGGCAACACCGGTGACCACCACCAGCTCCTCCGAGGCGGAGCCGTAATCCAGGGCCAGGACGTACGGGGTGGAGGCGGGAAAGCCTGTGGTGGCCGCGACCGTGAAGGACGTCGCGGAGTTGGAGATGTTGCCGCCCAGCGTGGTCTGGACGGCAGTGTTCGAGTAGTTGTACGCGTTCGCCACCGTCAGCTCCCCTGGAAGTGCGCGAAGTTGGGAACCTCGTCAAACATGCGGGCGCGCTCCTGCCCAAGACGCTCTGCGTACAGCGAGGCGTAGAGACTGGCCGCCTTCGCGGCCGACTGCACCGGCACCAGCGGAGCCCGCTCCGTGGTCTCCACGGACTGCAGTTGCAGGCGCGCCGACTCCAGCGCCGGCAGCAGCCGCTTGCACGCGCCGTAGACCACCAGATCGGCGTAGCGCTCCGGGTAGCCGGTGGTGGTCAGCTCGTCCGTGCCGTTGACGAGCGTGGAGGGGATCGTGGAGTACACGATCTTGATGGCCTGGCCGGCCGTGACGTAGTCGAAGACCTGAATGGACTTCCCCGAAGGGAAGTTGGACGCGCGGGCCTCGGGGTTATACCGCCAGTTCGGCAGCGGCTGAGCAACCTTGGACGGGCCGATGAGCTGGCCCGTCACGTACCAGACGCCCTCCACTTCGGTGGGCAGCTCGTATTCCACGACCGGGGCCAGCTTCGTGATCTCCGTGGAGCCGAACACCACCAGGTCCGGGTACAGGCCCAGGATCGTCTGGTTGATGGCCTCCTTGATCCTCGCCTTGGGGAAGGCGGGATTGGAGGTCACCAAGGAGTGGTTGTCGTGGCTGGCGGCCGTGGTGCCCTCATAGCCGCGCCCGTTGGTCAGGCCCAGCACGGACACCACACCGTTGGTCGAGTCGTACGCCTTGACCAGGATCAGTTCGTCGTCGATCTCCACCAGGCCGCGCGACAGGTTCGTGACGGTCCCCGCATCACAGGTAAAGGTGGTGTCGGTCGCATCCATCGACGCGGCCAGCTCCGACACGCTCTCCTGATTCAGAGAGAAGCCCATGAGCTGCTGACGCGTCTGGCGGACGAGCTGATCAAAGGTGGTCATCTCACTCGCCCACCTTGGTGGCCGTCAAGAACACGTTGTAGGTGACGTTGGCCGTGCCGGCGCCCGTGGCGTTGATGCTGAAGTTGGTGGCCCCGTCCGACTGGAACGCCGTACGCCACGTCACCGGCACGTTCACGGCCGGAACCAGAGGGATGGAAGACAGCGTGGTCCCACCGAACCTGAACTCAATGTTCTTGTTGTCGCCCGCCGCAGGCGTGCCCGTACCAGACAGGTAGGCAACCACCTCAATCGCATACAGGCCCTTGCCGCTGGGCGGCAGCGACGTCACCAGCGCGGCCCCGGCTGCGGGCGCCGTGGTCGCACTGGAGCCCATCGAGGCGTTGGCCAGCGGACCGGTGAAGACCTTCATCTCCGGCATGTCACACCGCCTCCATTCCGGCGGGCATGGGGGTGGCCACCTTGAAGTCCTTGCCGTACGCCGCTCCTGCGGCGTCGGAGGCCTTCAGGGCCGCCACGATCTGATTCGTGCTCGTGCCGTCGGGCTGAACGCCCTGCCGGCGTGCCTGGCGGTACAAAGACAGCTCCTGGTCCCACTGCTTCTGAGCGGTGGCGTCTCCGCCACCGATGCCGCAATAGGCCACACGCAGATTCGCCGCACGGGCGCATTCACCCCACGTGCGGTGGTCCTGGGTCGGGCATCCGGTGCGGCACATCAGTGACGCCCCGGCTCCTGCATGCCTTCTGCACGCGTGGAAAGGCGCTGCGTGGTGGAGTCGAGAATCAGGCGCTCGTCCTGATTGACGAGGGTGCGGTTCCCCCCGTCGCCCTCCGGGCAGATCTCTTCGTACGTCTGGCTCTCGTTGGCGGCCATCAGTAGCTTCCGCCCTTCTTCTTGGACGCGCCGGATACCTTCTTCAGGTTCGGGTTCGCCTTCTTCGCGGCCGGAGACGCCTTGCGGGCAGCGGAGGCGAGAATGGCCCCGGCCGCCTTCTTCGAGACGCCTTCCTTCTTGGCTATCTGGTTCTGGGCTGCCTTGAAGCCCATGCCCTTCTTCGCGGCCATGGCCGCCTCCTACGAGATGAGCGTGAAGTTCGAGTCGGATACGCCGACATTCGCGGCGATCAGTGCTGCCTTCGTCGCGTCGTCCACCACGTACTCATGGCCACCCATGTAGAAGGTGACCGCATCGGCAATCTCGTCCTGAGTCGGAAACCGCAATGCGCGGTAACTGCCCTGCGGCAGCTCCTGAATCGAGATGCCGCGGGTGAGCTTGACGCGCAGAAACAGCCGGTCGTCCCAGGACGCCGGCCCCTCCTCAACCGTGGGGGGCCGGAACGTCCAGGAAGACATCAGGCAGAGTCGATGCTCGACGTCGTCTCGGCGCGGATCAGCGCCTCGTTGCGGTAGATCTTCCAGCCCGCCACGCCGTACCAGCCCAGCGGCCGGAAACGTGCCAGCTTGTCGACGATCGGACCGGCCACGATGTGGAACTCGTCCGCGCACGCCTCGGCAAGAGCCTGCTGGCCTGCGTAGTAGGTCCGGAAGCGCCGCACGGTGTTGTCGCCGGTGCCGGCGTCCACGGCGTTGTAGCAACGCGGAGACTCGATGTAGAACGCGCCCTCATAGGCGCCGATCTCACCGGCCCAGATGTTGCCCGCCGCGGAGTAGTTGTGGGGGTCACGCCACGCGGCAGCACCGGTCTCGGCCCGCAGGTCGTGAGAGACCTCCGGGTGGATTCCGCACCAGTACAGCGAACCCTTCCGCGGAACCGCCTTGTTCGTGCGCAGCTTCGCCGTGGCAAGGCGCGCAATGGCGGAGTTGAAGGTGTCCGTGGCCGTCATGGTCGTACCGACCGGGGTGGAAACCGTACCGGTGGTCACGTAGCTGACGGTGCCGGCCTTGCGCTGAATGACATTCGTGCCCGAGCGAAGCTCGGTCTGGACAATGCTGTCCACCGAATCGGCCATGTTGAAGGCCACGATGTTGGCAATGGCCGGGTCAACGTCGGTCAGCGAGTACAGGAACAGCTTCCGCGTGCGAAGCACGGGGTTGCCGTATTCGTTGAGCGTGATCGTGACCGTGGTCGGGTTGCCCATCGCCACCGAGTCGGGGTCAGTCGTCTCGGTCAGTGCGGTCGTCGCAGTGGCCAGATCCTGGTAGCGCTCAAGGACGATGGAACCACCGGGAGCAGTGGCATTGACGGGCCGCTTGTCGGCAACAGCACGAAACAGCGGCTGCGAACGGAGCGCGAACTCAAACGTCTTGTCGTATGCCGTCTGTACGGCATTCGACATGGCTGAAGTGTCTGTGTAGGCGTTAGCCATGGCCTCTCACCCCCCAATTTGGGGTGCCGAAGGGACGGGGGAGAGGTCGGGAGCATCAGTTGATGTAGTCGCCCCAGTTGTACTGAGAACCCTGGGACTGCATCAGCTTCACGAACGCTTCGCCATCTGCGGCCTTCAAGGCCGCAGCCATCTCAGCATCCGTGCCCTGCGGAGCGGCCACGCCCTGCGTGCCCTGCTCCTGCATGCGCTGTATCTGCTCCTGACCATCAGCCGGCACGGTGGTGGAAGGCGGACCCTGCTGGGTCTGCTGCTCGCCCTCCGGCTGCTGCCCCTCAGGGGTCAGCTTCGCCAGGGCGGCACCGTTCGCCGTCAGCCACTCGTCCAGCTTGTCGGGCTCACCCGCGAACAGCCCTGCGGCTGCGGGGTTGTAGCCCTTCGCCTTGAGTGCTTCGCCTACGGCCTGCTGCTTCTTCTCGGCCTTCAGACGGTCGTTCTCCGCCTTCAGCTCGTTTACCTGTCCCGAGAGCTTCGCCAGTCCCTCGCGGAACCACTTGGGCCCCTGCGGGTTCTGGTCGTTCGTCTCGCCCAGGTCCGACATGTCGTCGGGGTCGAAGCTGCCGAAGCTGTATTCACTCACTGCGCACTCCCGTTTCCGTCGCGGCCAGCTACGCCCCCGGGGGAGGGCTTCGCGCTCCGCTACCGGCCTTGCCGTGGACGGGGCCGGTCGGTCCGTCGTGCGCGGACTGTAACCCTGCTAGCGCAAAAGCGCTAGCAGTGCAATCCCTGCACACTCCTGCTACAACTCCCGCATGAAGACGAACCTTCTTTTCCTGCTCGGCCTGGCGCTCCTGGCAATGGCCTTCGTGGCCGGACGCAGCTCCTACGAACACAGCTGGGACGCCGTGGAATTGGGCATTGCGGCGCTCTTCCTGGCCGGAGGCATCGGCGCCCTGCGGGCTGGAGGCCGGGCCCTGGACAGCACGAAGCCCCCGGCCGGAGGGCCGGGGGCCTGACCACCTGGACTGGGGTGATGCGTTTGGTAGGCGCTACGTCTGAGAGTATCCCGCGTTCAGGCCCTGCACGGACGTACGCGCGCTGCCAGCGAACAGGGCCCGCTCCTGCGACTTCAGGCGCTTGCTCTTCTCCGTCGCGGACTCCTGGCCGTTCGTCGTGGCGCCCGGCGTGAACTGCTCCTGCTCGGCCAGCTGCTGATTCCAGGTGTCTCCGCCGTGATCCCGAGCGTGGCGTAGCCCTCCAGGTCCAGCGTGTTCGCCGCGAACCCGCGGCGGATCGCAGCCGCCCCGATGGCACCGGCTGCGGCCTGCTTCTTCAGGATCGGCTCAGCCCGCTTGGAGTCCAGGAAGTACGCCGTGAGATCGCCTTCGTTGATGCCGTACATCTGGAAGAGGGCATCTTTGTAGGCCGGGTTCGCCTGGCTGGTGGCGGCCACCGCCAAATCCACACGGTCCTTGATCTCCGTGGGGCTGACGTCGGAGGCTATCCACTTCTGGAAATCGGCCGGGTTGTCATAGAAGCCGGTCGGCAGGCCGGCGCTGGAGAGGATCTGCCGGTATGAGGCCTCCGTGGCCAAGTAGTCGGCCGGGTTCAGCACGGCCAGCCCGGCCTTCGCGCGGGCCTCGTTCGCGGCGAAGCGCTTCTTGTACTCGGGCGTGTCCTGCAAAAGCACACTGATGGTGTCGGCCCCGTACCCCTGCTTCACATAGTCGAAGATCTTGCCCGCAAGGGAGTCGAGACCGTAGTTCTTGAACAGGCTCTGCAGCGCAAGGTAGGCGTCCCGGTTGTCGCCCGACAGCAGCTTGTCGTACTGCCCCGAGACCTCGTACACCGTGTTCTGGTACTTGGCCTGAGAGGCCAGCGCGGCATTACGTGTCGCGGTCTGCGTCTTCTCGACCGCAAGGGCCTTGTTGCGGGTGGCCGTCTGCTTCGCCATCACCGCCAGGGCCGCATTACGCGTTGCCGTGGCCGCAGCCTTCTGCGCCTTGGTGGCGCCCTTCTTCTTGTACGCCGCCATGGCCTTGGCGGCTATGGCCTTCTGCTTGTTGTACTCGGTCATCGCCTTCGCGGCGATGGCCTTCTGACGGTTGTATTCCGCCATGGCCTTTGCGGCGGCGTTCTTCTGCGTGGTGACGCCCGACTGCGCGGCGTCCAGGGCCGCCTGGTCGACCTGGCCCGGCTGCGGCAGGTCGATCGTGTTCTGGAAGTCCGCGGGGACGTTCTGGGGTGTCGTCATCAGTACGCCAATCCGAAGTCTTTCGCCACTTGGTGAGCAATGGTCATGGTCGACTCACGGGCGTTGTTGGTCTTCTTCCACAGAGGGTCAGCGCGAACTTCGTTCTCGAACTGCCACAGTGGCGTCTCCGCCCCCGGCTTGGAGTTGTGCATGGCCTTGTAGACGTGCGAGTTGAAGATATCGACGTCCGTGTCCGGCAGTTCCAAGAGCGTGGCCACAGACTTGATATACGGCGCGGCAAGGTCCATGACATTCTGCCCGGCCTTGATCTGCTCCGCAAAGGCCGGGTACTCCACCGCGGCGCGGGCCCGGAGCTTGGCCTCTTCCGTTTCGATCGTGGTCACACCGCGGGCAATGCCGCGGGCCGCCTTCTCGTAGTACGTATCCCAGCGAAGCCCATTGAGATAGCTGATCTCGTGCAGCTTGTCGAAGGCTGCGCCGGCCTCGCCCCACATGGTCCCGTCGTGGACCTTGACCCGCGTGCCCAACCAATCCTTGACCCGGGCATCGCTCCAGCCCAGGGCCAGGGAGCGATAGATGGCGTCCTTCAACAGCTGCGTGGACTGACCCTTGGAGTTGATCTGACTGCCCAGGCCGACCGTCACAGCCAGCTGATTGATCTTGTACTGGCCGTTCTTCCAGTTCTGATTGAACGTCGCCGGGTCGGTGTACTTGGTCGTGATGTACTTCCGCAGCGTGCTGGACTGCGTTTTCCACCACTTGGAGTTCTTCAGCGCCGCCTGGAAGCGCGTTGCCGACCAGCCCTGACTGACCGCCTTGTTGAAGAGACTCTTGAGTTCCTTGCTGGAGTTGATGAGCGCGGCCGAAAGGCCGTACTCCTCCATCAGCTCGTTCTTGTCCAGCTTCGGCACGACCGTCCCCGCTCCCGACGAATAGACGCCACCACCCGATGAGATCGAGCCCCCGCCTGCAGCGGCTAGAACCTTGTTCACGTACTGCCGAACGGTGTTGCCTCCATCGGAGGCGGAACTGTTCGGGTTGGGCTGGCCGGAGAACCACATGGATGCGGCGCCTGCCGCGCCGTACTTCTTGTAGTAGCCGCCCAGGATGTACCGGGCCACCGCGTCCTGAGCAGAGCGCGAGTCGCGGAACTGCTGCCAGGTCATCGAGTAGCCCAGCGCCCGCTTCGTCCAGGACGGGATATTGGCCTTCATGACCTGGTACGCGCCCACAGCGCCAATCGAGTTCACGACGCTGTAATTGCCGCCGGACTCGATTTGCCGGACGCCATACAGGAGCTGATCGAGCGTGGTCATGCCGACATCAGCCCCATGTCCGTCAGCACCTGCTTGCCGATGTTCAGCGCCTTGTCCGCCGTGCCCGTCTGCTGACGCCACTTCGGGTCATTGCGGATCAGCTGCGTGAACGATTCCAGGTCCATAGGCTCCGGCTCGCCCTTGGAGTTGACCCGGTTCAACGCCTGCTTGACCTTCGGAGAGAAGGCGTTGACATCACCGTCCGGAAGGCCCAGCTCCTGCGTCACGACCGATACGTACGGCTGCGCCAGATCCTGCACGGAGGCGCCGGCCTTGATCTGATCGGCAAAAGCGGGGTAGAGGCTCGCGGCCTGCTGCTTCAGGCTCCCGGTCACCTTCTCCATGGTCGTCAGCCCGCGCACGATGTACTGCGCGTTGTTCAGCACCGACTGTTCAGTGACAGCCACGCCATCCTTGTACGCCTCTTCCCGGATGGCCTGGGCCGCCTGGCCGGCCATACCGCCCAGGCTCTGGTCAGCGCCGAACTTCACGTACTGGCCAAGGAAGTTGGACACCTGGGCGTCATTCCAGCCGTACCACACCATGTTCTTGGCGAGCTTCTCCACGTTCTTGTCCGAGAGGATCGCTCCCGCCTGCACGGCCATCTGCTTGGCCGCCACACGGGCGGCCTCCATCTGCGCCTGATAGGTGGCCGGGTCGGTCTTCTGCGTCACCTGCGCCTTGCGGGCCGTCTCAGAGTTCTTCTTCCACCAACCGGAGTTCTTCACCTCGGCCGAGAATTTGTCCGGCGACCACTGCTCAGCCACCGCGCCCTTCAACAGCTTCATCAGCTCCGGCTGGGACTTGAAGAACGCGTACGACATTCCGTAGGTCTCGGCCAGCTCGTGAGCGTCCAGGCGCGGGGCAACCTCTTCGGCGTATCCGCCGGTGGAGTCCGCGGACACGCCGGAAATCCGGCGTCCGCCCATCCACCGATCCATGTAATAGCCCTCGGCCAGAGAGGAGATCTTCACGCCCTGGCCCGGCTTGGGCGCATGGATGAACTTGCCGCCGCCAATGTAGATGCCGACGTGATCCGGGCCCTTCTTCGACTTGTCGGTATCGAAGAACACCAGATCACCAGGGCGCAGCTTGTTGGGCTGCACGGAGGCGCCCACCTGGATCTGGTTGTACGTCGTGCGCGGCACCGAAATGCCGTACTGCCCGTACACGTACGCCACCAGCCCCGAGCAGTCGAATCCGCTCGGCGACGTGCCGCCCCACTCGTACTGAACGCCCAGATACTTTCTGGCCGTCGACGCTATGTCCTCGCCCCGTACGTTCGCCATGGCTTACTCCGGGGCGCCGAAGACGAGGTTTTCCAGCGCATTCTGGTAGGTCGTCGCGGCCTGGTAGGCGCCGTACTCCTTGGACTTCTTGATCTTCTGCTCTTGGATGTACTGCTTGCCCTCGGCGCTCA